CCAGCGATACCTCTTTGAGGACCGCCGCCGTAACGAGCAGGTAATCGCCCATCGGCTTAGAGGCCGTAACATCGACCCCTACGGATAAGCCGCTTACTAGGTTTTCCTGCGCCAACGTAAGAGCATCCTGTCCCCGGGAGCTCATACTCAAACGAAAGGATCCGTATACGCCCTCGGTTGAGTCGCTAAACGAAACGGCGCGACCTACCGGCTTATCTTGCTGGTGTTGCATTAGTAACTTAATATTAGCAGCTTCGGCGATAGCTATAGAGCCTCGCTCAAACATAATAGGGCCCGCACTTGTAAAACCAATCTCGCCATATGGCGCGACTAGTCCCGAAATCATCCGTCGCTCTACGTCGGCGGCTTGTATCTCTTGGCTAAACGTTAGTAGCACTTGTATCTCCTAGCGGTGTTAGTTGCTCCATTTGTCGGGCTTGGTTTACATCGATTAAATTTAGATTTAACATTTGCTCAATAATATCTAAACGCTCTTTAGCATCGACACGTAAAAACGTATCGTCTACGGCGAAGCGAATTTGATTAGATGAGTTTGTTATGTCGTTCATACTTAGCCGGTCCTCAATAGCTGAGATATAAGGCTGCAAAGAGTAGGCTACAAATTCTTTACGACCATCTAAAATATTTTGGTACGTCATACTATTATTCATGTCGCTAGAAATTAGCGCCGCTGGCACGTTCATCGCGCGCGCAATTTCCGTCGAAAGGTACTGGCTACTTTCCGTGTAGGTCATGTCCTTAGGTGAAAAAGATGTAGGGACATACTCAAGAGTGCTAGTTAAATATGCCGTACTACGGTTTTGCCGGGCGCTCTTGAAAGCTGCGAGTAATCCTTGAATTTGTGCTTCGGGCAGGTCGGCGCCGGTATTCCGGAGCACTCCCGTAGGCATCGGTGTAGCTGCACTTACCGCGCTTGCTTTTTGTATGTCGTATGCAGCTTTAATAGTTGTCGATGCGCTTTGTAATACGCCCGGTAGCAAAGATTGAAAAGTAACAAGAGATCCGATACCGCTCATAGGTACTTTAATACCGTCTACAAAATAATCGTCTATCTCTGTACCGTATTGGTTAGTTGTATATGTAACGCGATTATTAGCTACCCACTCAAAGCCCGAGGGCCGTCCATCGTCGGCATACAAAGAGGTTGTACGCCAGTAGGCCACCGCATAAAAAATAAGCGAGTCCACGGTAGCCGAAATAGTAACGCTTCGAGGTTGTCTTAAATCGGGCTGCTCTAACCAAACAGGAGTACCTAATTTTTCTCCCGTTGATTTTTTATATAATGCTAAATCGATAGAGCTAATAACTCCCGCAATTAAATTACGGCATCTGGCAACGCTGGCAACCTGTAAAGCAAAATTACGATCTATAGCAACGCCGTTATTACCAAAAGTGCCCGTATTAAAAGAGCCATAACCGTAATTAGTATCCATTACAGCGGGTGCGTACTGAGCCTCTACCTGAGGTTTATCGGAGCTCTTAAGCCCTAGAGTTTGGAGTATTCCCATGAAGGGGATTTTCTCAAAATGTCAAGCATAAAATCAGGTATTAGGCGGCGTGTCTAAATATAAACTTTAGCCTCGGCCATCGGCTGGTTAAGGATATGCACAATCATAGATAAGCCGATAGCTATATCTACGGGCCCTGCCGATTTACGGCGCACGATACGCCAGCTATCCGCCGACTCTTTAGCCGCGCAATTAGACATATGAGTTACGAGCTCATCTTGGCCCGAGTGCACGAGCCGATTATTTGAGAGCGCCTGGTGCAGGTCTCCCGAGGCCTGGTACCCCTTTTGCCCCGAGATATCGGTAATATTTATGCCGTTTACCTCGAGGCGTTTGGCAATAGAGGCCGTAGTGTATTTGTCATAACAAACGGTCCGTGGATAAAAGTCTTTGCACCATTTGGCTATATGGTCGGCCATGTAAAGCTCGTCGATAGAAACGTCACTATGAAAAGTCTCTAAGACCGCGACCCCTATACGGCCATCGGGCAATATCTGGCCCATCGTGAGCGAGCCATCGCGCCGAGACGGTGCCACGTCAAAGGCAAAGATAGTAAGCGGTCCCGCTGACATTTTAAGATCCTTATCGCCTGCATTTTCCACGGACATATGCGGCCAGGGTGAGGCGGTAGAGGAAATCCACTGGCAAAGTAGCTCGGTTTTAGTCGTCTCTATAGGTTGAGTTGCCACGGCTTCCTCGAGCGCATCCTCCGTTACCGTATATCCCAGGGCCGGGTTAGCCATAGCCCACGCATCGCGGTCGGTGATAGCTGCAAATTGAGGAGCCGAGTATTCGTAGAAACCAAACGTTTTAGGAGGTGAGCTAAGAGCCCTCTCGCGCAGATCGTTAAGCACCGTACTAAAAGCATCACCGGCGTTACTAGTTAAAAGGGTCTGAGCGTTAGGCTTAGCACGAGTCGTAGGTGTTGCAGCTCTAAAGCCCTCCTCGGAGATTTCGCGTATTTCATCGACGTACAATAACGAGGCCGTGCGGCCTCGCGAGCCGTCGCGAGTTGCAGCTACTACATCCAAGCGGTGCCCGTTTTTTAGCTCTATCGACTCGGTGCCGTTAGCGTACCTAATCTGTTTAACCTGTTTACGCATCCCGTCATTATTCTCGATAGCGTAGGCGACCTGCCTAAAGGTGTCTAAAGCCATAGATCTATTCGAGCTCATAATAAGCACGTTAGGGCTATCAAATAGAAACATATGTCCAAGCATGACCATACGCGCGAGATGAGTCTTACCCTGCTGGCGGCTGCATAAAATTAAATTTGTCTTACGGATAAACATATTATCCTCGTCTACGGTGCACATATCGTTAATTACGAAATCTTGCCAGGGTAAAAGCGGCATCCCTATAGAGTCTGCAAGCTGCGCTATCTCAACGCCGCGGGATTTTCCCTCGAGGTAGGGACTATGTAGGCGAGGCTCAGTAGCCCCATAGCGAGGCGTTTTTATTTTGGTCATATCCCTATCAATTCTGCTCAGGTTGGCCCGTACACGGACCGGCAGGGACCGTACCCGACGTTTTTGGGGAGATAATGCCAGCAAAGGCAGGGGGGGTAGAATTGCGTGCTAAAAAAACGCCTTGTGAGCGTGACCCCTTGGCGCTATTACAAGGCTTACAACACGCGACCATATTCTCTAAACTAATAGGGTCGCCGCCTGACTTGATGCTTTGTATATGGTCCACCGTCATATCGTTACCGCTATATCCGCAATACGTACAGGTGTAGCCATCACGAGCTAATACTCTTAGTCTCTGTTGCTTATATGCTCGGCTTACGCGTGGATCGTGCTTACCTTGTACCATTAATAGAAGCCTCGCTTATTATGGTAGTCCAAGGCTCGACACGGGCTTAAGTGTTTATGAGCTATGTATTTTAGCCCTAAGTCTATTTGCTTAAACGGGTCTAACTCTTTCATTTTGAGTAGCTGGGGTATGCCATATGCAGAGCTCTTAGGATTATCTGCTCTCGGGTCCCAGCGACTTTCTCTATTCCATAGCACCTCTAAACATCTATATTGCTTTGCATTGAGGAGCTTTATATGCGCGTAGAGTTTGTAGTTTTCTTTATCTCTTTGTGTGTTTATAGCTTGTGATGCAGGCATATTGCCAAATAGCAATAGACCGGCCAATAGCACCAAACTACGCCTGCGAGCTATCCGCGGTAGCGGCTCGCCTGCGAGTATGGAGCGTATACCTATAGTCAAATAGGAGTCAATCTTGAGCGTGCGCTTGAGCGTGTCCCACAGGTTATTAACCCTTGTGGATAACTTATGTGGATAACTATGACAAGACATTTAATAACTCCTTACTTAATTCATAGGGCACCATGGACCTAGTTTTGGCACCCTTTAATCCTTGAGTACCTGTACGCGATCCTCTTGGAGCTGCGTCATGGCATGAGTCTCCATTTCTACAAGCTGAGCGAGCTCGCCAATTAGGCACATCGCCCCATAAATCGGTTGGCTTCATGCGAGTTTCACCATAGGCACAATATGTAATTTGTCTATGAGTTAAGCCTGACATAATCGCCTGTTTACGTAGCATCCCTCGAGGGTTTTCCATGAGCCAAGCATGAGGTTTTAACTCTCTTATGAGGTTAAGCGTAAACTCGACTAGCTTTATGCTCTCCATAGCTTGAATAGTTTTAGGCTCTTTATTCTTGGTCCAATGACGGCCAATAGAGGCCACGCTAAAGCTAGTACAAGGCGGCGAAGCCCAAATAAAGTGAGGACGGCCATACTTGTTTATTAATATGTCGGCGGTAAGAGTTAAGATATCTCGCTCATCTGCCTCGAAATACTCATCTAACTCTATTTTAATTACGGTGTGCCCTGCATCCTTAAAGGCCTGCGTACTTGAGCCCGTGCCTGAGTAGAAATCGTAAACTATCAATCTTTACCCCATCCCGTGCCCTTAAAGCTGATAGCTGGTACTCCGTAAACCTGAGCCATAGCCATATTGCAACAGTTAGGCGGATTATCCTCATGTATAGACCGCTCTACCGTGTAACGCATATTGCAAGCCATACATTGATACTCATAACTCGGCATCGGATAACTCCTTTAATTTAGGGTAAGGCTCTTGCTCCCATATAGGTTTGAGTTTCTTATCGAGTAAATATACGTAACGATGCTTACGCGAGCGAGGCTCCCAATGACCCTCGAAACCCTTGCTTTTGCCTCTACTTAGCTTTGTACCATCGGCAAAGTAAAAGTCGTTTTTCTGAGGCGTTAGCCCATAGTAGCCAAAATTGCAGGCTTGATATACCGCGCCTACGTGCCTAGAGCTATCGGCATAACTAATAACGGCCCTTATACCACGTTGCTTTAACATCCTTAAGCTGCGACCTACTAGCATAGATCCGTAGTTTTTACCGTTGAGCTCAGGCTCAAGCACTAATCGGCTCATCTCTAGTAACTCGGGATAGTTGCCACGAGGTAGACCAAACGCGCTAGTGGCCGAGTTAGGCACGCTTAGCGGCGAGTAAACCACCGCTCCGATTACCTGTATATCCTCAATTAGACCGAAAGCGTGCTGGCCTATAAAGCGCTTAGGTCCTAGATAGTGAAAAGCGTTTACAAGCTCGTAAGCATGGTTATAGCTAATCGGCTCTACCCTAAGCATCTTTAAGATCCTCAAACATTACTATGCCCATAACACCGCATTTAATACATTGAAGCGATTTAACATAAGGCGGTAGGTTATCGGTTACTACGCGCTCTATGTGCTCTGTTACCTTGCCGCATAGACGGCATTTAGTTTTATAGCCCATAGTTAGACCTCTTTAGGTATTGCATCTCAAAAAGATTAGAGCGTGGCACCCAATAGTTATTTTGGTAGGGGTGCTTGTACTTGGCTTGCTTAGCCATATGTACCGGCATCCATCCCATAAGGATATATACAGGGCTTAAACCTGTAACTAATATAGCTACATCGTTAGGCCTACCTGCTCCTCGATTTTGTAGGATTAAGTGCCCGTTAGCGTGCTTGGTCCATTTAACCTCTATATTTTCGCCAACGTCGGCCGTATCGTGCGCGTTATCTACCTGCGGCATGTAGGCATAATCGCCAAAAAAGTTAGCTACGGCCATCTCTGCACCGCATCCCTCGGCCTCTTGCCATACCAGCTCGTGCCAGTTGCTATAAGTCTGCCCGAAATTACTCGCATCTTTAGGATCTGCATTACGTAGCACCGTGCGCTCTAGTCCTACACGGTGCGCCGTAATCTCCTGAGACCTATCGAGAATTACTTTAGCTACGCGCGACATTGTGCGCATAACCATATAACTATCTCGCCGCCTACATCGCGATACGAAAAGCCGCCAAGCGCGCTATGCCATTTATTACATTGGTCGCATTGTTTGGCAGCTATTACCGTAGTATCGCCGTTATCGTGAATAGTTGTAGCTAGGCCGTCTTTAATAAAGGTTATCTCACCCATCTCTATACCTGCGGCTTCCACTTGCCATCGCTTCCGAGTACGTGCCAGTACGGGTTACATTGATTAGCTCGTACTCGCTCGGTGCATTTATACGCGGCCCATGGCTTGCCCGTAGATTTCGCCGTCCCCTCGGCCCAGACCATCGTGCCATGAGAGCATCGAGGTACCTCAGCTACGAGCTCGCCGCCGAGCTGCGTGCCGATATCTAAAATAGCCGTAGCCATAGTTGCCATATCCTCTATAGAGGCTTTAGTGCTCCACGGATCAGAGTCGGCGGGTAGTGTGTCTACTTTCTGCATATCCTGAGCCGTAGGTCTTGCGTTGTGCTCAAGGCTTGGAGTAAGTAAACCAATAACCCGGCCGTAAGCGCTGGTAATTGTGTCCTCAATAAACCATTTTTTCATATTGTTTGGATAGGTAGAAACGTTACCAAACGCATAATCTACGGCGCTCGGGACCATGTCCTCATATTCGCGATAAGCCTCGGCCTTAACTAGGATAGTGCCCTTAATTACGTCAATATCCTCGATGTAGGCCACGAGTCGGCCCGATGGAAACTCGGATCTAAAGCGTTTAATACGAGCGTTTACGTCCTCGTACCCTGAAAGGAAACTACTCATCGCTTAGCCTCGGCATCTTTTAGCGCCTTAGCAATATTACGGCCGCGTAAAAAACCCTCACCTAAACCTACTTTATAGCCCAATTCATAAGCTGCATAAATAAACAAGCCCATAAATAAGACAACCATACCTACTACGATTAAATCCAAACTATTCATTATCTGCCCTTTGTTAAGGCCGATTAAGCTACTAAACCGAGTAGCCCTCTCAGCGTTTGTAGTATCAGTATGAGGGCTTTTTGTCCGAAAGCAAAGCGTATACGTGTTTGGCGTGTCGCTACTTAGCGAGCCTATCCTCAAGCAAAATTTCGTAGATACGGTCCACGCGGGCCTCGATACGCTCAACACGACCCGCTAAATTATGCCCGCCGTTATTATCGTGCTTAAGCTCTGATAAATAATACTTAACAAAATGACGGATAAGCCCAGCCCCTAACCCCAAAATAGTAAACGCGCCTAGCGAGATACCAATTAGGAGCTGAGCTCTTTCCATTACTTAGACTTAACGCCGTAAGCGCCCTCATTAGGCGCTATAGCCTTAAGTAGTGGCCCGATTAGCCCCGCTATAAAAGCGTTAGCTAATACTTTAGGATCTGAAATACCCGATAGGTACAAAGCTCCTACGCAGCTTATGGCCGCACGGAGGTAGGACTTACCAGCTTCGATAGCTTGCTTTTTCATTGTGCTCTCCTGTAATGCCCTTTAGGATTTGTCTTACTCTAAACCTAAACTAGCAATTAAGGCTTTAGCCTTGGCCGCTGATACCTCTACCTCAAAGTGCATATCGTCCGGTCTAGTCTTAAAATCGCCGCCCCACTTAAGCCCGTACTTTTTAGCAAGCGCTCTAATCATCGGTACTTTTTCAGCGGGAAAAGTGTCGTACTTTCCTAACGGGTGTTTAGTAGCGTTAAGGTCGATAGCCGTACCCGATGAGTGACAAGATAATTTTGTAGCATTACCTCTAACCATGCGGTAGGCATAGCCCCAATCGTCAAACGTGCCCTCGTCTATCGGCTCAATAAGCTCATGAAACTCCGCAGCAAAGGCCGCCAAGAGAGGCCCAACACTCTCGGCGCACCTTAGCTTACGATCCGTACCCTTTACAGGGTAGGACTTTATTTTTATCTCGGCCGGATCTTTAGAGGCCGGATAGCCGTTATAGCTGCTTTCCATAATTGGGGTTATCTTTATTTAGATATGCCTGATAGTCAGAGTTGGCTGGGTCTGTAGGTATCCACAAAACAACGCCACTCTCTAGCGTTGCTTTAATTCTTTGTGGTGTAGTTGCATCCGCCTCAATTATTTCGTATGTAATCATTTTATAACTCCGCGCTAAAGGATATAGAAGGTGACGTATTAGAGCATTGAATAGCAGCCACTTGGCCAGCTGTTAAACCTGAGCCGCCGCTGGTATCAATTCTAGATTGTGTAGTACCTAAAGGCCCAGCAGTTAATCCTGTTGCATTTCCTGCCACACCACCTGATCCGTTTAAGACTAAAACATCTGTACTCAAACTGCCAAGAAAAGAAAAGGTAGGGGCAGTACGCATAGTTACTACGTGTTTAACAAAAAGGTTTGTACCTGTACTGGATACCGCACCGCCTGTTGCCATAGCCATATTGGACTCATTACCCATACGTTGAAAATAACGCATACAAGATGCTAATTCTGCAGCATAAGTAGATCCATTAGGCATAAAAGCGCTGGCACTAGATGCAATTTCTACTTGTACGCCTGTAATTTCAATATAATCTGTAGCTCCTGCAGTACCGATTGGAGTCCAAACAAATACTGGTGCAATTTGAGTTGTGGTTGAGGCAAGCGTTGCGCTAGTTGTAAAGCGTTGCCAAGTTGCAGTTAATGTCTTTGCAGAGTTAATTGGTGTTGCTGAGCCAGTAAAACCAGCAAATATATTTTGATCTGTACCAGTACCAGTATAAAGAAATTGGGTAACTGTAGTTGCTCCAGAGCTAATTGCAGTTGCGCCAGCGCGGGCATAAAACGACATAGTTACAGTTTTACCTGCAAACGGAACGGAGTTTATAGTCTCAAAAGATTGCGTAATAGAGTAACCTGTAGTACCTGTTTGGCCTGAGTTACGTTGAAAACGCATAGCATATTGAATATCGGGCAGATTGGTTGTATCGCCCGTTGCTTGACGAGATACTGTGGTGGCTTGATTGGCTGCCGTTGATGTCTGCCACCTGTCAGCAAGAAATCCTGATGTATAAGCAGTAGATGCTGCAAGTGAGATTGATGTGCCACGTTGCCACACGTTCATAGCTGAGTTGAGTACTCCGTTTTTACCTGCTGCATAAGCCGTTCCACTAGCTGCAGCCGCGGCCCACTTAAGGCCAGTTGCCGCTGTTGAGTCAGCTGTGAGTACTGTGTCATTAGCGCCTACAGCTAAGCGGTCAAAAGTATCTGCAGCCGTTCCAGCAATTAAATCGCCTTTAGCATCTATAGCTGTTGCCATTGAGTTAGTAACGGTTACGGTGCCGCTTGTGCCACCGCCGCTAATACCTGTGCCAGCTGTAACGCCTGTGATGTCACCGATAGGGGCAGCTATCCAAGCAGCCCCGTCATAGTATTCAGTACTGTTTGTATCTTTCAGGTAAGAATATTGGCCCTCTTGAGGAGACGTAATAGCACTCGCTCGCGCTGCCGATGATGCAAAAACGTTAATCCCTTGCATGAGGTAGCCGTTTACGTCACCGGCCGTTAATACCTCACCGGTTGTAAAGGTCTTAAACCCTAGACCAGCTGCCATTTTATGCTCCTTAGTAAGCTAACACGGAGGTATCGAGCACTCCGTATAGTGATGAGTTTAGTATAAAGCCGTCGATAATCGGCTCTAGTGTTGTAAAAGTCGTTTTCCAAGAATTAGGCGTGACACGGTGCACTACGCCGAAAACCTGTAAAGTCTGTTGCAGCGTTGAGTTACCTGGCTGGTTAGTTGTAATTTCTACGGGGTCAAAAAAATCTAAATCAAGAGCGGCGATAATGCCATCGTTATAGTTATTCGTGTAAAGGTCTAGCTCTATAGCATCGCATCGAGTCTGCGTATCCTTACGGCTTGCCACGTAGGCGCGTGCATAATCTAAGGCCGCTTGGTTTGTATCCATTACCAAATTCTGTTGATTATAGGAGTGTACAAAATACTCCTCGATAGAGGCTGCATCCTCGGCAAGCTGAGCCGTACCGCCTATCTTTGTGATAGAGGCCGAGTTATATACCTGCGTATCATCTAAGCGCCAGACGGCGTTAAAATATGTAATCTCGGTACCATCGTCATTAAATACAACAGGCGGCAAAGCCTGAGACTCTATACAAAAAGCCCTATCGTGCAGCTCTACGGATCCTCGGGCGTTTATGTATATAGCGCCGTACTCAGAGATAGTAGCCGTTTGTAGAGCTTGTAGCGCCGTGCGAGCCGTACCAGGGTCGGCCTGGAATATAGTGTCTCCGTATTGGATTTCTCGCATGGATGGAGGCCAGGCTATTTCATCGAGGATAGCGTTTACACGCTCGCCCGGTAAGTCACCAGCGGAGGCTAAAGTAATAGTAGAGACTTGGCTATTTTGGAAAAGTCTAAAAGCATCGACGGCGGTTATAGTTGTATAAACTACATCGGTCGCCATCTTAGGCGTAGTAGTTGTATAGCTAGTAATAAAACCGCTAAACATAGGATACTCGATACCTGCATATGTGCCGCTTATTTGTACTTTACGCAAAGGCGTAAGTAATCCATAGTAAGGCCCTGCCGCATTTTGAGGGTTAAAGTCTCCATTTTGGTCCACGATACGCAAAGTTAAAGTACCTGTTTGGAAAACGTCGGCTTGAGCATTACGGCCTCGGGTAGTTGTAACACCATCGACTACGTTAGATACGTCTACGATAAGAGAAGCCGCATCTGCAAGGATATTAGTGCCTAAAATGCCACTATCTAAAATCATAGCCTGAGCAAAAGCCGGGCCCGTAGAAAAATTGATAACCGCGTTTATTGTAGGGACCGTCATAGTACGCCCGCCGTTGTAAGCGGATCTCCACCGCGGTTAAGGCGCTGAATAGTATCTTGTACTAAAGTCGCAAATTCGTCAGGCTGAGCTATGACTCCGCTACTAATATTAATATTGTAAGTCTGCGGATAGCCTGCGCCGTAATTCATAGTAGGGCTATAGCCCCCTAAATCCTCTTTTTGGCTAGAGGTGAGGCTATTGTAAAATTCTGTAGCGCTTATATCTTGTCCTAGTACGGAGGTCGCCGCAGCCGTGGCCGCTACCGTATCTAATATAGTTTTAGTTGAGATTACGGGACCTGTAACAAAATTAGTGCCACCAATATTAGTTAGCCCGCTAGAGCCTCCTGCTCCTACCTTGCTAAGTAAATTTAGATATTCTTGTAATGCCTTGAGTCGAGCAGCATCGGCCGCGGCTTGAGCCTTGGCTATGCGATCTATCATGCTTAGCTCGGCGGACTCGCGTAGCTTTGCAAGGGTAAGGGCTGCGTTTGTCGTATTACTTAAAGAAGCTAAACGAGCTATCTCGGTTAGTTGTATCTGTACGCGCTCGCTATAGCTTTCTTTAGCTGCTAACTCTCCGGCCTTAGTTATAGCTTCGTTATATTTACCGAAAGCAATTTGACGAGCTGCCTCTTTGTCGCTCTCGGCCATCTTGCTATCGTTAATAATCTTAAGCTCTGTTAGTAGCTGAGTGTTAAGGGCTGAGAGAGTTGCCTCGCTAATCTGAGTAATGCCAGCTAGTTTGGCCATGTCGGCGTTTTTCTGAAACGCTGCAAGCTCGCCTATTTTCTGTAGAGCTAAAGTCCCGTTTTCATCCTCAATAGCCATAAGCGCCTCAAGGCGTAGGCGTGTCTCTTTGTCGTACGTAGCCTGTAGTGCAGCGGCTATGGAGATACGGTTAGAGTCAAATACGGCCGCAGCCTTTGATAACGAAAGTTTATTTTTCTCGGCTAAAAGTTGCTTTTTCTGAAAGGCTAGTAACTCTTTAGCACGTTTAGCGGCATCGGCCTCGGCCTTAGCTCGAGCCTTAGCGTTAGCGGCCTCCTCCGTAGCTCTATATTTATCCGCCGCTGCTCCGCCATACTGGCGGTTACTTACTACGCCCATAAAGGCCTCGCCGCTTAGTTTGTAGCCTAGTTTGGTGATAGCCATACCAAAATCGCCACCTAGTTTAGCTAAAAATACAAAAGGCGTAGCTAGTTGCCCTACTAATTCTACGACCGCGGCTAAAGAGTCGGCAAGGTTATCTACGCTCTCTGTTAGATCCTCAGTAGTTGTATCTCCTGCGAGCCTTGCAAAAGCATCGACTAAAGCGCCTCCTACGGTTTCTTGTAGGTTTCCGTACGCTATTTGTACCGCTCCGACTTTACCCGCGTAAGTATCTAAGCGAGCTGCATTTTGCCCACTATATTGCTCGGTTAGTTTTTCTTGAATAGTCAAGAAACCCGCAGCGGTTAATTCTGTTTTAGATAGTCCCGTGTTGTATTTGGCTATACCTTTAGTTTGTCCAAGGTAAGCAAGGCTTAAATCTTTAGCGACCTCGGCGGCATCGATGCCAGTACCTGCGGAGATTTCGAGGGCAAGGTTTAGTAAATCCTGAGACTTAGTAAACGAGCCCGTCGTAGAAATTAGGGTCTGAAACGCAGGCCTTAAAACATCATCGGCGACCGCCGCAGACTTTTCTAGGTCGGCTATAAATTTAGTAATACGTGTATCCTCGAAACCGAGTCCTAAGTTATTCACCGCTTTAGTTAGGCGTACCGCAGCGGCTTCATCCTCGGCAAAAGCCTTAACGGCTTTTTTACCAAATTGTGCAAGGGCCGCAGCGCCAAAAGTAACGCCAAAAGCCTTAGCTAAACTCTTTACGCTTTTCTCAAAGCCGCCTATCTGTTTTTGTCCCTTGGCGAGCGCCTTGCCGTCAAAGGTCGTAACGGCATTAACAAATAAATCGGGTAGCTTCATTAGGCGGCCTTGTCGTAGCGGCCTTGATTAAAGGCGGCAATAGTGTTTTCAATAGCTCTTACTACGGCGGCTTTTGCTTTGCCCTGATCCTCGTACCACGCTCTAAAGATCATGCGACCGCGTGAGGCTTGATCCTCACCGTACAAAGGTCCCATACGGCTAATAAAATTAGCACCAGCTTTCCGGTTATTAGATTTACTCTTTAATGAGCCGCCCGGGTTTTTACGTCCCGCGGTCTCATAGATAGCTCCACTAGCTGAGGCATTAGCTACGATGTACTGAGAGCTCCATCCCCTGCTATTGCGCTTACTTGGAGCCTGAGAGTAGTAAATCCCTTTACGTGCAGCCTCGGCGTTATACAAAGGAAAAAGGCGACGAGTCTTACCGCTTAAAGTAGACTCTCTAAAAGCTGAGGTCCGAGCGGTAATTTTTTTATCCTTAGCACCATCATCCCAGTTGTAAAGCCCACCTGGTGAAGCCGTAGGAGCGTAGTCCCTAGCCTTATCGCGGATAGGTATCATTACGCCTTTAATCTCTTTATTCATTTCTTTCAATAGCTCGGGATCTATTTTACGCAGCGCGCGGATAGTCTCTTTAACGCCGTCCAGGTTTACGGACATTTTTAGACTCCTCCGCTTGCTCGTTTAATACCTTTACTAACATCTTAAACATCTCGGTATCTAGCTCGAGTACCGCTTGAGGCGCGATCCCTAACCTTATTGATAGTTGCGCTACCAAATGAGTTAGAGAGTCGCGCCCTAGCTTAAAGGCTCGTCGTCTAGTACCTCGACCTTAACTAACATATCGAGAAACTCAGCGCCAAACATAGGCACCGTAACGCCTGCCGACCTTAGGCACTCATGCGCCAGCCAGTACACGTCACTCTGTTTTTCATCCAAACGAAAGGCCTTATGAAAGCCTTGCTTTGCGTAAAGCTCAAAGGCGTACTCGATACGTGGGGTAATCTGATGCTCAGTAACCTCGCCCGTAGCCCTTGTTATTTTGAGTCTTGCCATTTGTTAGCCCCTTTTCTTTAGTATCAGCTAGTAGTAATTACGATAGGTGAGTTACAGGTAAACGTAATGCTCTGAGTAGCCATATCTCCTACGGCACCATTGATATCGGTAGTGTTATTTACCAAAATCGTAGTTGAATAAAGAGGGTTAGTAGCTGAAACGGCTGCGCTTGTTTGCTTTAGTGTGAGAGGTACGGTCGTACCCCACGCAGCTTGAAGCGTAGCGTTTACGTTAGCTGCCGCGGTATCGCTCAAAAAGTCTAGCGAGATGGTGCTAGTTTCTAAACCTTTTGTATATTTTCTGGAAGAGTCGCCCATGCTGGTGACCTCCAGCTCCTCAAAAATACGGTTAATCGTTGCGCTTGTGACGTGATCGCTCAAAGCTACAGAGTTAAGAGTTACCACGACACCATTGGACATATAAACTGCCATTTTATTACTCCTCGTTCTTATCTGTTGGTGTGTCTTTTATTTTGTTTTCTTTTTTTGGTGCTTCGGTAATCTGCCCTATCTTGATAAGAAAGGCGATGTCCTCGTCTGTTAGGCTCATGCTTAACTCCAGCTCGTTAGTATTTGGATAGTAATGTCGGTAGTTAGTAAATCGCCGCTTTGTACGGTTAAAACACTTGGCGCGCTTACAGGGCCAATATTCATAACGATTGACGAGGCCGCTAATTTTGCATAGACGGCACACACCATATCCTCGATACCCTGTAAATTACCTTGGTTATCGTAGAGAGGCACGTTACAAATAATACGAAACGAGGCCATAGGCGAAATACTGGCATACTCGTTATTGCTTGGAGTGATGTAGGGATCTGCCGGAGAGACGATTACGCTATTTGCGGTTATCGTCGCCGGAGGAAAGCTATAAGTATTCCAAACATTTGTATTAGAAAGGGCCGCAGCTAGTGAGGCTCTAAGAGTTGTAATAGGCGCGGTCATTATCCGACCATCGCATTAGGATTTATATAACCCGCAATAAGCCCGCGGATTTTGCCAATCATGCTATTACCCATCCGGTAGGGGCTGGGGCTAAATCCGTCTATAGAAACACCGCCCGTTTGTGAAACCTGGCGAGCCTGCCATATATCTACGGCAAGGATCATAGAAGCCTCACGGATAGCGGGAGTAGTTGCGTAAGTGTTTGTCTTAAGGTCTGCGCCAAGAGCTGCACCGTAAGGCAATATCCTAAAAAAATTAACATTAGCCGCGGTCTTTGCAAATTGAATAAAACTATATCCGTTTGGCCAATTATACGCGTTTGTATTAAATGCAATAGATGGAAAATTATTAGTCGTACCTGTAGTAAAAGGCATAGTCCCCGTAATGGTGTAAGTACCGTTAAAGGTTGAGCCGCATCCACTCAAGGTTACGCTCTGCCCCGTGCTAAATATTGCAGGGTTAGCAAGCATTACGGTAGCTATATTATTTTGTAGCGTTGCTCCCACTACGGGAGCTGAGTCAAACCATAAAAACTGGTTTAAGAGATCTTGCGCGGTTTGGCAGACCTCCTCCACGATGGCAGAGCTATAGAGGTTTTCGATGCCGAGGTTAGCGCGTAGCTCTGCTTCGGTTACGTATGTAGCTGCCATGTCGGACTCCTCACTTAAAAGGGCCGGTAGGGCTCAAAGGGCTAAGAGCCCTACCGACTATTAGTTTTTTTGCTTAGTTAAGATTAAACTTAACGATACCCTTAGGCATTTTTGCAATAGTGGCCATATAGCCATAAATAGCCACCTGGACCTGGAGATTACTTACGACATTTACGCTCATATAAGCCGTAGGGCTGGAATAAACGGTAAAGGCCTCAGGTGCAAGGATTACCGCTGAGTCGTCGATAGTTGTAGTGGCCGTAAAGTTTTTGTCCACGTACAAATCTAAGCCCAGTACGTTTCCACGAATAGAGCCAGGACCTGTAGTTCCAGCTGCGTTCATTGGCTGGCTGGCCGAATAAATTGGCCGGCCCGTGGTATCCACGCTGCCCATTAATAATTGCCACTGGCTACCATTAGCAATATAGTTATTTGCAAAATAACCTGTAGCTTCGTAAACCTTACGAGCTGAGTCTGAGGCAAATTCGATAATACCCGCTGAGTCTGCATCGCATCCTGAGCTATATTGACCAGCTGCAATAAGAGCAGCTAGTACGGTCGTATCGAGTGTCTTGAGGTACGCGTTCTGGAGTTGAGTCGTCAATTCCGCATAAAAATTTGGATCGGATCTTTCCAGGAGCTCAACGCTCAGCGTATTCATTCCGGAGTACTTGGAAATTGTTCCGGTAAGATACGCGGTTTCCATTCCGGTATTTTGTACCGCTCCGGCCTCAGCCTCAACAGTTACTACAGGCGCTACGCCTGTACCGCCACCGGCAGAGGTAACAAGAGACGGTACGTTAATCGTCATGCCAGAAGCTGGCAATACTCCACGTGAGCAAGCATCGATAGCAGGTGTACCAAAACGTGTGTTAGTTGGAAATTCTGATAGGTACTGAGTTGGAGAAAATGCCGGATTAGTGGCAAAGCTATCGTCGGCGGCCATCACGAAAAGTTTAGAGTCATCGTTACCGAGTGCGGCTTTAATTTTGTGCTCTGTATATGCGCCCATAGATGTAATCGGCGTACGTACTCGCTGAGAGTCTAAAACGGATGGTCGGATAATCTTACGAGCGGCTTCGACTTTTTCAGCCTCGACCGGTGTATCGACCGGAGTATCCTCCGGTGTATTTTCTGGGGCTGTAGTCACAGCTTCCTCGCTTTCGGTTTCTGTTTCAACCTCTACGATGGTCGTAGAGATAGTTGTAGTTTTTTCTTTTGTGCTAGTCGCAGCGATGAGCTCAGCTCGTGCCGCTGCAATTTCATTTACGCCGGCGCTGGAAAAGGCCGCGCTTTCTACCAGCGATACCTCTTTGAGGACCGCCGCCGTAACGAGCAGGTAATCGCCCATCGGCTTAGAGGCCGTAACATCGACCCCTACGGATAAGCCGCTTACTAGGTTTTCCTGCGCCAACGTAAGAGCATC